TACAACGGCGTAACGAATAATGAATTGCACATTGGGCAAGAAATTCAATTAAAGGTTTACAACAACACGGGATCAACAATCAATGTTGGCCAACCCGTTTACATCACTAGCACATCTAGCGGATTTATTTATCCTTGCGTGGCTTTGGCCATTGCTAATAGCCTAACCACGGCCAACGTGATTGGATTGGCAAATCAGGCTATTCCAACGGGCACGGCGGGCTATGTGACCACGATTGGGGTTGTATCGGGTGTTAACACGGGCACTTATACAGTTGGTGACACGCTTTATTTATCGCCTTATTCGGCGGGCTATTATCAAAACACCATACCGCCCACGGGCTATGCCGTCAAAATTGGCACAGTTTCTTATGTAAATTCTAGTGGCCAAATTTACGTCAACAAAAGCAATTTGTCGGTTCAAGCGGGCAATATTGTTGGCCAAGTGGCTATAACGAATGGCGGCACAAACGGCACGGCAACACCCACGGCGGGTGCGGTTGCTTACGGAACGGGCACGGCTTACGGATTCACGGCGGCGGGCACAAGTGGCCAAGTCTTACAATCCAACGGATCAAGTGCGCCTAGTTGGGTGTCACCAACGGCCTACGCAACAGTCACCGATGACACCACAACAAACGGCACGCGATACCCATTATTTGCCAACCAAACGGCGGGTAATTTAAGCACCGAATACACATCTAGCACCAAGCTACAATTTAACCCTAGCACGGGCGTATTTACGGCCACACAATTTAGCGGATCGGGTGCGGGGCTAACATCTATTCCCAATTCGGCACTTAATAATTCTAGTGTGACAGTTGGGACAACGGCTATTTCGTTGGGATCATCGGCCACAACGATTGCGGGGCTTGTATCGGTTACTAGCACCACGTTTGTGGGCGCTTTAACGGGAAATGCAAGTAGCGCAACAACGGCAACCACGGCCACAAATGCAACGAATATAGCGATCACGGATAACACAAGCACCAACGCAACGTATTATCCCGTGTTTGTATCAAATTCAAGCGGAAATAATCCCGCCACAACATCATCAACAAAGTTAAAATATAACCCATCCACGGGTGCGTTGTATGTTTCCGCAATTTATATTGCGCCATAAGGGGAAATCATGGGAAATCTAGTCTTTCAAGCGGCATCAGGCGGTCAAGTGGCCGTAAGTGGCCCAAACACCGCATCTAGTTTTACGATTGCCGTTCCCGCCGTATCGGGCACTTTTGTAACAACGGGTGACACGGGCACAGTAACGACAACCATGTTGGCAAGCACCACAGGATCGGGTGCGGTTGTATTGGCCACTAGCCCTACATTGGTGACACCAGCATTGGGAACGCCATCGACTATTGTTTTAACCAATGCCACAGGATTACCGAATTCAGGTTTAGTTAATAGTTCAATCACAATTGGTGGCACATCTATATCATTGGGTGGGTCATCAAGCGCAATTACCAATGACATCACTATTCATGGATTGACTGTTGGACAAGGTGCGGGGTCAATATCGACTAATACTGTTTTGGGTGCTAGTGCTTTGAACGCCAACACAACAGGCGCTCGAAACACCGCATTGGGTAATTTGGCTTTAGCGGGTAACACCACAACCACATATTCTGATGCAACGGCAATAGGTTATAACGCACTTTATCAAGGAGGTGGAGGAAAATCTACTGCTGTTGGTTCTGGTGCTTTATCTTCTGAAGTTGGGTCAGGCGGTACAAACGTAGCTGTTGGATACAACGCTTTGACAAATGATAATTCTGGTGGCTCTCATGTTGCAGTTGGTGTTCAAGCACTTAATTTCAACACCACAGCATCCAATAACACAGCAGTAGGTTATCAAGCCAACTATGGTGTAAATGGTGGAGCGGGTAATTCAAACGCTGTAACTATTGGTTATCAAGCGGGCTACGTTTCATTTACTGGTTCGGTTGGCTCTACTATTATTGGTTATCAGGCTGGTTATTCCATAAACAGACCAGATGGTTTGACTTTGATTGGATATCAAGCAGGTTACTCTCTCAATAACTCAGTCAACAGTAATAACGCAGATACTTATATTGGGCATCAAGCAGGGTATAGTACAACATCTGGTGCAAATAACACAGCAGTAGGATATCAGGCGGGGTATAACAATACAATAGGAGCAAATAACTTTTTTGGGGGTTTTGCTGCTGGTTACGGTGTAACTGGTTCATATAACACTTATCTGGGCAGCTTTGCGGTTAGCTCAAACAGTAGTACTGGCTCTAGTAATACTGCAATAGGTTTTCAATCTTTAGCCAACAACACCACAGCATCTAACAATACAGCAATAGGGTTTCAAGCTGGAAGCAATATAACTACTGGTTCTTCAAATATTTATATTGGTTCTGGTTCACCACAAGCATCATCAGCTAGTGCAAATAATGAAATAAACATAAACACACAAGCAAGTGCAGGAAAAGGCAGTTCTACTGGATTTATTAACCCCAATGGTGGTGGTGTATATCAAGGTAACAACTCAACGCTTTGGACTATTACATCAGACGAAAGACTAAAGAAAAACATTGTAGACAATACAGTAGGATTGTCTGCTGTTACACAAATCAAAGTGCGTAATTTTGAATACCGCACAGAAGATGAAGTGACAGATTTACCAAAACATAGTGCTATTAATATTAAAGGCGTTCAGCTTGGGCCAATAGCACAAGAACTTATACAAGTTTTACCAGATTGCGTAAAAACAGAATCTACTGGCGTTATGTCTGTAGATTCATCTAATGTGATATGGCATTTAGTCAACGCAATTAAAGAGCTAAACGCAGAAGTTCAATCCCTTAAAGCAAAAGTAGGAGCATAAACATGGCACAAGTAAATTCATGGACATGGACAATTCAATCAATGCAACAATGGCCTAGCGGTACAAACGCTGGCTATGTTGTCAACGTCAATTGGACTCTAACAGGCACAGACGGCACACAAACCGCAAGTATTGGTGGAAACACTCAATACCCCGTATCTGATGCTCAGGCAGGCTTTGTACCTTATGCTCAACTCACTCAAGCCACAGTCATTGGTTGGGTGCAAGCATCTTTGGGAGAGCAAGGTATTGCTAACTTTGAAGCCAACGTGCAAGGCCAGATTAATAGCATGGCTAATCCTCCAGTTTCTCCAATAACACAACCATTGCCTTGGGTGGCCTAATGGATTGGAAAATCTTAGAGGTTGAGCATAAGGATGGGCAAATCACATCGGCCAAATACTATGTTTCCAACGGCAAAGTAGACACCGAGGGGAATTGGTATTTCACCGAAAAGGGTGATATTCCTTATGATCAAGTGACCGAACAAAACGTGATTGATTGGATCAAATCGGCATCTATGCTTGATGGAAAGAACATAATAGAATCACGGCTAGAGGAACAATCCAACCAACCCGTGAAAGCCGTTCCTCCTTGGCTTCCACAAACCTTTACACCCAAGCTATGAAACTAGAACTTTCAATCCCACAAGTAAACACGATTTTTGTTGCATTGCAACGTAATCAAGAATTAATTGCACAGACGATGGAAGAAATCCAACGCCAAGGCAATGAGCAACAACCAAAACCCGCCGATGATGGGCACGTTGTAGTGCCCGCATAAGAGGAGAAACCATGACCGCGCCAATAGATATTATTAGCTCCGCTTTAAAGGATATTGGCGCATTGGCGGCCGGTGAAACGCCCGATCCGGCATCCGCACAAGACGCGTTTGTGATGATGAATCGAATGATCGATCAATGGTCAAACGAACAAATGATGGTTTATTACAAAACCGAGGTCATTTTTCCGATCACACCCGGCCAAACCCAATACACCATCGGCCCCGGTGGTGAAATTGGCGCGGTTTTTACCGGATCAATCACCAATAACGTGTTGACGGTTACCGCGATCACAAGCGGTGCAATAGCCCTTGGGATGACACTAAGCGGCACCGGAATTACCACGGGCACCAAGATCAATGGTTTTGCAACCGGCGCGGGCGGAAATGTTAACGAATTAGGCACCTATTTGCTTAACATTAGCCAAAATGTTTCAAGCACCACAATCAATGCTTTCTATCAACGCCCACTAAGCATTAATTCATCATTCGTTAGAATCAACACCAATTCCAATGGCGTGCCCATTATTAACGGCGGATTGGATTATCCCGTTGCCGTGTTGAATCTAGAAAACTACAACATGATTGGCTTAAAGACGCTAAACGGCCCGTGGCCAAAGGCGGTTTATTACCAACCAAGTGATCCATTGGGAAACATCTTTGTGTGGCCAAACCCATCGCAAGGCGAAATGCACTTATTTTGCGATACTTTATTTAGCAATTATGTGACGATTAATGATCCGATCATATTGCCCCAAGGCTATGAAATGGCGTTGGAATGGTGCCTAGCGGAAAGATTAATGCCCGCATATGGAAAGGCAAGCGCAACGCAAATACAGATGATTAATGCCTTTGCCGCACAGGGGAAAAGCACAATCAAGCGCACCAACATGAAACCCGTGCAAAATTCCGCCTATCAAGACGCGATCTTGACATCACGCCAACGCGATGCGGGCTGGATTTTGAGCGGAGGCTTCTTCAGATAGGACTAGAAAATGCCGGACTTTGGTTTTGTTGGGGCAAGCTACACCGCACCTAGCATCTATCAGGATGCGCAGGAGTGTATTAATTTCTATCCGGAAATCGATCCCACTAAACAACAAGGCGATAGGGGAGTTGTTGCGCTATACCCAACGCCGGGCCTAACCACGCAATTGGTGTTGCCCGCCGGTGCCGAAATCCGTGGCCTTAGAACACTTAGCGGCGGGACGCAGGCAATAGCGGTTTGTGGCGCTTATGTGTATCTTTTATCAAGCACGCTAACGCCCACGATTGTGGGAATCTTAAATAGCACAAGCGGCCGTGTGGGGCTTGTTGATAATGGCTTGTATGCCTACATTGTGGATGGGTCTTATCGCTATTCATGGCGCATTACAACGCCCACAACGGCCATATTTACCGGATCAATATCGGGCACAACGCTAACGGTTTCCAACATTCAAAGCGGCACAATTGCTATTGGGCAAGTTTTGTTTGGTGTTGGTGTGTCACAAGAAACGGTGATCACGGGCGGATCGGGCACGACGTGGACGTTGAATATATCGCAAACGGTTGCATCCACATTGATGAATTCATTAAATACGGCTAGTTTTACCGGATCAACCGCATCGGGATCAACCAATAGCACATTGTTAACCACATCAACATTGTATTTGGGGCAAACCATTCAAGGCACTAGCGTGCCGGTGGATTCGGTGGTGATCGCCATCAACACGCCTAGCGGTGGATACAATTCTTACACGCTAAGTAGCAACACCACGGTTGGATCGGAAACCATGTATGCGCTAGATTTCACGGTGTTGCCTAGCACCGATGGGGCATTTAGCGGCGGAACAACGGTGGATGTGATTGATAACTATTTTGTTTATTCACGCCCATCTAGCCAACAATGGGGATCATCGGATGCGCTAAGCCCCATATCGCAACAATTATCTTTTGCATCCAAGGATGGCGCACCGGATCAATTGGTTGCGTTGATTGTGGATCACAGGGAAGTTTACCTAATGGGCGAGGCGAGTTCGGAGGTGTGGGTGGATGCGGGCTTGTTTCCGTTTCCATTCCAACGCATACCGGGCACTAGCACCCAACACGGAATTGTTGCCCAAAATAGTGTTTCACGCCTAGCCAATAGTTTTGCCTATGTAAGCCGAAACCTACGCGGCCAAGGCCAAATCATGCAAATGAATGGCTATATTCCGCAAAGAATAAGCACGCACGCGGTGGAAAACACGTTGGTGAATCAGTATATTGAGGATGCGGTTGCGTGGACTTATCAATTGGAAGGCCATGAGGTTTATGTTGTTTCGTTTCCTACAATTAACATCACTTGGGCTTTCGATTCCACAACGGGGCTATGGTATAAATGGCTTTATTACACCGGATCACAATACACGCGGCACCGTGGAAATTGTTCGTGTGTATTCCAAAATATGGTGTTGGTGGGTGATTACGCCAACGGAAAGATATATGAGTTGGACAACACCAACTACACGGATGATGGAAATAACATTAGGCGGCTAAGACGCGCACCGCATTTGGTTTCGGATTTACAACGGCAGTATTTCGAGGAATTTCAGATTCAATTTCAACCCGGTGTGGGAACAACGGGCCTTAGCCAAAATCAATTTCTTTATATACAATCACCCTATTACATTGCGCCAACGGCCACGCTAACGATTCCGGCCACACAAACCGTTGTTTTGGGCACGCAAAGCGCAATTAGCCAACAGACAACAACCACTAACCCGCAAGCTATGTTGCGTTGGTCAGACGATGGCGGATCAACATGGTCCAAGGAACATTGGGTCGGCATCGGCCAAACCGGAAAATATCAAAACCGCGCAATTTGGCGGCGATTGGGCCAAGCGCGTGATCGGGTGTTTGAGGTGGTGGTGACCGATCCCGTCAAGGCCGTTATTGTTTCCGCTAACTTAAAGGCAAGTGGGGGTGAAAATTGACAATTACCACTAATACATCACAATTACAACCTTATCCACAAAGTGAATTTTTGGATAAGGCATCGAATCGGCCTACACGGGCATGGCAACAATTCTTTTTGAATTTGTTGAACTTTACCCCTAGCACCACGGCAACCACGGGATCGGGCACATTGCCCGCGCATCCGGTTGGTTTCATAAATATCACGGTAAACGGGCAACATTTTAAAGTGCCGTATTACAATGTATAAATGGGGGAAAAATGACAACAACCGCAATAAATAACGCCGTGCAAGATGCTATGGCCGGATTACCGGCGGGCACAAGCGATTTTATTAACGCTAATATCGGCACGCCCCAAGGCCAACAGGCTATTTTGCAAGCGGCCGCATCGATTGGAATTACAGACCCCGCGCAAATTGCAAGCATTGTTAGCACCGCAACGGGGATGAATATCACACCCCAACAGGTGCAAGCGGTGGCGCAACCGGCACCCACAAGACGAATTACAACCGGCGCATCACAAAGCACGCCATCAACAACAGGATCGGGGGCCACGCCAACCGATTTGGGCACATCACTTTCTAGCATGGCCGCACCGCAATTTGTGGGATCGGCCGCACCGGGCGCGGTTGGCACAAGCTATGGCCAAGCATCGGGCAATATGATTAGTGCGGCGCAACAAGCCAATCCGGAATTATCACAAGCATTGATAAGCGGAAATGCGGCGGTTAATTACAACGCGGATACCGGCACATATAACTTAATCAACAAGACAACGGGCGCACCAATCGCCGGAAATTATCAAGTGCAAGTAGGGCCAAACGGCACCGGAATCAACATTCCTAGCGGGAATGGGATGATTCAAGTCACCGCACAAACCGATCAAAGTGGCACGATTGCGCCGGTTACCGCCGCCAATGTGCAAAACGTTGGCTTGAATGCGGGTGCTGGCGGATTTGCCGGTGGCACGGGCGCATTAACATCGGCCGCGGTGCCCGCTTTAGCGATTGCATTCCCCGCTTTAGTGCCCTATATCGCCGCTTATAACGCCGCCGATGCGGCAAGCAAAGGCCAATATGGTGCGGCATTGATTAGTGCGGCCGTGTCTTACGCGGGATTTAATCCCGATTCGCCTTTGGTGCAATCCGTTAAAAGTGGCTTGGGAATCAATCCCAATGCGCCCGCGGATAATCCTACATCATCAACCGATGTGCCAAGCACACCAAGTGATGGAACAACGTTATCAAATGTTGCACCAACAACGCCAACTAATACAACACCAACAACACCAACGGGCGGTGCATCATTAGGCAATTTGGCAAACGCCCAACAATTGCCGGGATCGGTTTTAAATCCAAACTTTATCAACACGCCCCAACCGGGCGATTTAACAAATCTTTCATCGTTGGGCACCGGCACGGCATCCGTGCCAACAACCCCAACGCCCGTGCCATTTACAAATATGGTTGGTGTTTCGCCCACATCAACATCGGTGACATCAACCGCACCAATAACACCGAATGCCACAAGCCCAATTGTTAATTCCACGGGTTTGCCAAGTGGCACGCCGGTTAATACAACAACCAATTTAACACCATCAACATCGATTGTGCCCGCGGCCGCCGCCGCCGCCGCACCCGCCGCCGCGCCCGCCGCATCAAGTGTTGCACCCGCCGCGGCCGCCGCCGCAACGGGTTTAACCGCCGCACAAATTGCCGCTTTGGCCGCCGCCGGTGTTAGCCTAGTTAATTCAAATACATTAACAAACGCAAACAATAGTGCGGCCGCCACACAAGCCGCCGCAGGCCAAAACGCACAAAATTTGATTCAAGGGCTATATACCCAACAAGGCCAATTGCAATCGCCCTATCAACAGGCGGGTGTGAATGCTTTAAACACGTTAGGATCGCTTGGATCGGGCACCTATAACGTTATGTCACCCACGGGCGGTGTCACGGGCACGGGCACCGGATCGGGCTATCTAACCAACCAATTTAACAACCAAGATTTAACCGCACAATTAGCACCGAATTATCAATTCCAATTACAACAAGGATTGGGCCAATCGCAAAACGCGGCCAATGTTGGCGGTGGGTTATTAAGCGGAAATACTTTACAAGGGCTTAACACATACGCACAGAATTACGCACAAGGCGCGTATCAAAATGCGTTTACTAATTACCAAACCCAACGCAACAATATCTATAACACATTGGCGGGCCAAGCCGGATTAGGCCAAAACGCTAACGCACAATTAAGTAGCCTAGGCGGTGGATTGGCGCAAACGTATGGAAATGTCACCACGGGATTGGCGGCAAGTGCGGCGGGCCAACAAGTTGCCAACGCACAAAACCAAACCAATTTGTTAAGCAATTTGACGAATGCCGCGGTAACCGCATTTGCGCCAACACCGGCAACAACCACATTGAAACTTACAGCCGCATAAGGAATAAATCATGCCCGTATTTACCGATTATGCCGTTAGCAAGCCAACAACATTAAGCGATATGTTGGGGAATTTAAACACCTTACAACAATATCAACAATCGCAACAATTGATGCCGTTGCAATTGGAAAAAGCACGCTTGGAATTAGAAAGACAACAAGCAACGCAAGAATCAGAGATTGAAAGAAGCAAATCGCTATCTAGGGAACAACGCGGGAAAGAACAACCCAATATTACCGTTGCGGAACAAGCGGCGCGGAAAGCCGAAATTGAGGCACGCAAGGCACAATATGATTTAACCGGCACCCAAGCCGAACACATGAATGACGAATTGGGTGCCTTGATCCCCAACAAAGATATTCAAAACATCAATCCAAAAGACCCTAAATCGGTTAAAGCCGCTAAAGATGCGGTGATTGCGGCACAAGAAAGATTGGTTGGCCGTGGGATTGATAAGGCATCGGTTGAGGCGCATTTACGGCCAATCTATACTTTAATTGATGAAAAGCCGCAAGCATTGGGGCAAGCATTAACGAATATTGTGCAACGTGGCCAAAACACGCAACAATTTGCACAAGCTAATTTGGCACCTACCGCAATCGGCCAAGGATCACAAACAACATTGATGCCACAATCTTTGTTTCAACCTAATCGCCAACCGCAATCATTAAATATCAATCCCGCACCGGGCACATTCCAAACCATTAATAATATAACTTATCAGGTTGGCCCCGGTGGCGTTTTAACGCCGGTGACAATGGGGCAAGCCCAAGCAAATGCCCAAGCAAACACGCAAGCAAACGCCCAAACCAAACCAAATGGGCCATTGCCGGATAACTTTAATTTGCCGCCCGCAACCGGCGCACCGCCCGCGGGAATCCCCGCCGGTATGCCAAATGTAGGGGCAACAAAACCATCGGCCGATATTCCTAAAATATCGTTGGATATGCCGGTTGCCCCCGGCCCGATACCGCAATTAAACACGCAACAACAAGCGCGATATGAGGCGGGAATGGCTAGAAAAGATGCGTCTATTGCGGCCGATAAAGTGGCAAGCGAAAGCGATCAAAACATTCGCAAGATTTACGAAAACCTTGGTGCCGCCACAGGTAGCCAATTGGGCCAAGTGGTGCGTAATTTGCAAACATCACTTGTTGGAAATCCTAGCCTAAATGAATTAGCTAAAAACTTGGCTATGCAACAATTGAATAATGAATCAATATTTGGCGCACCAACCAACGCGGCACGCGAAACCGTAAATAACATAAGCGGATCACCCGATATTGATCCAAAGGCATTGAAAAGCATTGCGGATCGTGCCTATGCAACAAACACCGCGGCACACGCCTACACGGCGGGTTTAAAGGCGTTTATGGCCAAGCATGGCCCATACAACGGCCCAATACACGAACAAAATTATCGTGCCGAATTCAACGCTAATTACGATATTAGAAACTTTATGTTGCAAAACATTAATAAATCTAATCTTTCGCCAATGCAAAAAGAATTTGAAAGGGCAAAGCTATTTGGTGATTTAACGCCGGATGAGGCTAAGGAATTGCAACGCAAACAAAAGATGATGAAACGCATTGAAAGGGGTGAATTTCAATGACAACAACCGTATTAGATCAAGACCCAGATGTTGCATTCTTTGAAAAATTCAAACCTAAAACCGGCACAAATCCGGAATTGCAACAACGCCTAGATGTTTTAAAACAAAGGCACCGTGAATTAACCGGCAAAGAATTAACCGATGTAAACAAAGCAAGCGATCAATTGCTTGCGGAACACGGATTGCATCGCCCCGATGGCAAAACGATTCAAATCAATCCAAATTCAAATGTTGATCCATTAGATTTTGATCCCGATGTTGCAAGCATTAAAGCGCCCACAAGTGTTAAACAGGCTATGGGCGTGCCGATAGAACAACAAGCCCAAGTTGATCTAACCAAGCCATATATTAAAACACCGCAAATTCGTAGCAAACAAGCTATTGCCCAACAACAACAATTGAATCCACAAGATTTAATTGATGCGGCTAAACGCACGGGGCAAGGATTAGCATCATTGGCCGATATAACGGTTGGTGGCGTGTTGCCAATGGCGGGATATGTTGCACAAGGCTTATCGCGCCCATTTACCACGCCACAAAGGGCGGAGGAAATAGGGCAAACGGTGACAAGCGCATTAGAAAAGCCATTTGGTAAAACCGCCGGATATTTAACCGGCACCAATGTTATTGAATCACCGGGGTATAAGGGTGAGGCATCGCAACAGGCGATGAAATACATTGGCGAAAATATTAATTTGGGTGCGGAAAAACTTAGCCAAGCCACGGGTTTGCCGGTTGAGGATGTGCGCCACATGATGCAAAGTGCGGCAATGTTGGCCCCCAAAGGAATTACATTAGGCGCAAAAGGATTAAAAGCCGTTGGATCGGAATTGGGTGATGTTAAATCACAAATGGCCCAACAATTCCAAGCAAAACAACCGCAAGCACAAGTAACGCCATTAAGCGGATTACAAAGTGGCGGTGCGGCCGCGGTGCAACATGAACAAGCGGTTAGACAAGCTATTTCAGAGGCAAGGCCGGATATGCAAGCGGAATTGGCCAATCGCCCAATCAACACAATCACGCCCAAAGATTTGCAAGCTATTGAAATCCACAATAAATTTGCAAAAGTTGATCCGGAATTTATCCCAACCGAGGGGCAAGCAACACAAGATGTGGCCAAGCTATCGGATGAATACAATCAGAAATCGCACGAGGGCAATGAAGCGTTAAGGGCTAAATTTGAAGAACGCGATCCGATGTTGATCAAAGGATTCAACAATATCAAAGATGAATTTGCGGCGGAACATTCCGGCGTTGGCCAACAAGGCAAAGCCAACAATATTTTAGAACACGTTAAAAAGAATAATGTTGAGGTTGACAATCAAAACATCAAGAATGCTTATACAAACTTAGAACAATTAAACAATGGTAAATTTCCGTTAGATGCTAAAAAAGTTGCACAAAATGCACTTGAAAAATTAAATGAAAAGGATGATATTGATTTTTTACCCGATACTTGGAAAAAAAGACTTGATGATTATGCAAGCGGTGAAAAAGATTTAAACCTAAATAAATTTGAACATTTACGCACGCAATTGGCAACGGCAATACGCGGGGAAAGTAATGGAAATATCAGAAATGCTATTGGCCACATAAAAGATGCGTTAGAAGAATTGCCGCTAACGGATGAAACCGCAATTGAATTCAAAGATGCGGCGGATACGGCACGGGGTTTATTTAGGCGGCAAAAGGAATTGTTAGACACGAAAAAGCCAACATATAATAAATTGTATTCGATGGCGTATGAGGATAATCGCACGCCGTTGGAAATAGAAACCGGAAACGTGGCGCATCCGGCATCCAAGGGATTTTTTGAAAACTTTATCGCGGGTAACAAAACAACACCCGCGGATTTAAGCCGTGCAATCGATTTGGTTGGCCGCAATACACCGGCACATCACGAAATCATTGCCGGATTAGCCGATCATCTAAAACAAAAAGCCGGTGTTATTGATGACAAAGGCAATGTTAGCCAAGCGGCATTAAACAAAGAATTGAATAAACTTGGGCCTAATTTGGATTTGATTGCGGGGCCGGAGGTGGCGAATAGATTGCGTAACATCGGTGATGTGGCGCGGCTAAGCGAACACGTTAGAAATCGTGCCGGTGGATCGGCAAACGTTTCACAATCGGGCATTTTGACGGAAACAGAGGCGGCTAAACGTGCGGCGCGTGATGTTGCGATTGGGATTGGCGAGGCGGCATTGAATGTCAAGACCGGCGGCGCAAGCGGTGTTGTTGGCCAAGTATTGAAACCGATGTTTAAAGCACGCCAAGAAAAGGCGTTGTTGGAGGCGGAAAAAGCACAAAAAGCACTTGAATTGCAAAGACGCATTTCACCAACGGCGGGTATCACGCCGATTGGGACAATTAACATTAAGGGCCAACCATGAGCGTTAATCTTTCACCCGTAGGAAACGGATTTCAATTTCTATCAAGCACCATTCCTAATGTGCCTTTGGCCGGTGGATATATCTACACCTACCAAGCGGGCACAAGCACACCGCTAAACACTTACACGGACAACACCGGAAACACCGCCAATACCAACCCAATCGTGTTAGGCACGGATGGCCGCCCCGCCAATGAAATTTGGCTAACAAGCGGATATTCATATAAATTTGTGTTAACCGATGCAAGCAACAATGTTATTCAAACCTTGGATAACTTATATGGAATCATTGGCACAAGCCCCGCCGTTAGCGCGGTGCCCGCCGGTGGGATCATCATGTGGTCAGGATCAATCGGCGGAATCCCAACCGGCTATGTGCTTTGCAATGGATCAAATGGCACGCCCGATTTAAGGGATCGATTTATCGTTGGCGCGGGCAATAGCTATTCGGTTGGAAACAATGGCGGATTTGCATCTAGCGGTGTTGTTACATCTAGCGGCACCAACAATCCACTTTATTACGCATTAGCATTTATTCAAAAGACATGAGCAACACAGAACAAGACTTGGCCGTTCACGTTGCCGTTTGCGATGAAAGATATCGCCGCATAGAACAATGTTTGCGAGATGGCGAACGGCGCATGACCAAGATCGAATTTTTGATCTATGGCGTGATGCTATTAGTTTTACTTGGCCCCGGCGTTGCGGGTGCGTTTTTCCATAAATTTTTTGGGTTGTAAAAATTGATCCATTCACACTTGTTGCTTTGGCTACTTCGGCCTTCAAGCTCGTCAAAGAATCCTGCGAGATGTACAAGGAGGGAAGGCAATTTGTTGTTGATGCCAAGAAAGAGATTGATGGCGTTGTCAAAGATGTAAAAGGAATACAAAAAGACGCAAAGGGCATTTGGGCGTTTTTGACGGGTCTTTTTGGGGGTGTTAAACAAGAAAATCAACAAAAAATTGTTGAAAAGCCCACTAAAAAGGCAAAACAAAAGGTTGAATTTGATGAAAACCAAATCTACGCGCAAGTAGCCGATGCACTAACAAAATTCTTTCACGCCTATAACGGGCTAAAGAATTACGCCAAGGAACAAGAAGAAATTGCTTTGACGGCATCAGGCGAGGAAGGACAAGATATTGCGATTAAGTTGGTTATTGCTAACTTACAGATGGAAAAGTTAAATGAGGAAATGCGGGAATACATGGTTTACCATGTGCCGGAGGAGATGAAGGATTTGTATAGCCGTGTGAATAAGATGGTTGGCCACATCGCCAATCAACAGGCGTTAGCAAGAAAGGCGGAATTGGATAAGAAACGGAAAGCGGCATGGCTAAAACGACAAAAAGCGGATCAAGTTACGGATCGAATAATAATAACAACGGTAACTTTTCTGATGATAGCGTGGGTGTGGGCGATGATGATCGCTCTTTCTACATCATCACGGTCGTTTGCCTAATGACCACTTTGCTATTCTTATTGCCAATCATGGCGTGGATGTTTATTGATATCAAGATCATGGAAATTAGGGTTAACAAGGCACTTGCAAAGATCGAAAGCAAATGAAATATCTTTTTTTGTTATTGTTGTTGGCGGGGTGTGATGATAGATACCGGTATCTATGCCAAGACCCCGATCACTTTAATGACAAGGATTGCGTGCACCCTAAGTGCGAATTTAGCCAAACGTGCCCCGAATATTTAGTTGCACCGGTGTTGGAGAAAAAGGTTGAACAAGTTAACAAGTGACGAAATCGAGGTGAGGGTGTGGGCCATCGTGGTGTTGGCCATCACCGCTATTCTATTTTTCATTGTTGTTGCGCTTTTGTATTCGGTTACTTTTGTGGTGCAACCGATCAAAGCAATGGCCCCCATCGATCAAGCCTACACCAAGATGCTAAACGATATTGTTTTGCTAATCGTGGGCGCAATTGGGGGTGTGGCGGGCAAGAAAGTGGCGGGCGGCGTTGCGGGCACCATAGGGGCTATAAAACAAGCCACAAGCCCACAGATTCCCATGATGGGCGGTTGTTATGGAATGCCCCAAGCAATGCCCCAAAGCGGCCAAGCATTCGGCGCTATGCCAACGTTTACCAACCCGAGGTTTGATGAATCGTGGGTGCCGCCGCCGCCGCCATCGGGGCCGCCGGTGTTGGAGGATGAGGAGGAGCGGGAAAGAATGGCGCACGCAAGGGATAGCACCAAAAATGTTTGATTTTTTTGCACATCTTTTGCATTATTTGGCTTTATTTGCGCTAATTCTAGGATTTGGCGCGTATGCAATTAGCTATTTAGTGGGATTTTTGCCCATGCTAAAGCCCCACGCGTTGATCATTCAAGTGGTGGGAATTGTGTTGATTGTTTTAGGGGGATATTATGTTGCGGATGAAACTGGCTATAACCGCCGTGTTGCGGAGGATCAAGCAGAAATTGACAGACTTAATGGAGAGGCTAGGGCCAAAGAAGCCGAATTAACGGCCAAGATTGACAAGGCCAATGGTGCTTTAAGAAAGGCAAAAAATGACATTCAAGCCAAAGTGGTTAGTCTTAACGCCCGCGTTGATTCTGGCGAATTGCGCCTCCCCTCCGGTTGTTCCCTACAAGCCGATTCAGGTGCCGCCGATGGAAATCAAACCGATGCAAGCCAATCTAACAGACAGGCTACTAAAGATATTATCGCCATCGCCGCCGATGGTGACACCGCCATCACCAACCTCAACGCCTGCATTGCCCAATACAACCAAGTGATGCAAATAGTAAATGCGGGGGTGAAATGATTAGTGCCGAAAAGTTACACGCATTAGGGATTGCGCCGGAGTGGTCTGAGCCGTTGACAACAACGTTTGTCAAATTTGGCATGAATACGCCAAAAGAACAAGCCGCGTTTATTGGCCAAGCAAGCCACGAATCGGGGCATTTTAGGCTATTGGAGGAAAACTTAAATTACCGTGCCGAAACCCTAATGAAACTATGGCCTAAGCGGTTTCCAACAATGGATGATGCCAATAAATACGCAAGAAACCCACAATTGATTGCCAATCATATTTATAGCAATCGGATGGGGAATCGGGATGAACAAAGCGGGGATGGGTTTCGTTTTCGCGGCCGTGGGCTTTTTCAGTTAACCGGCCACGATAATTATTGGCATTGCGGAAAGGCATTAGGCCAAGATTTTGTGATGAATCCGGATTTAATCGCCACACCGATGTTTGCCGCGCTATCGGCCGGATGGTTTTGGGAAACGCACGGGTGTGGTAAATTGGTTGATAACGCGGAAACATTGTGCAAAAGAATCAATGGCGGTTTGATTGGCCTACAAGATAGAATCGCCCAATCGGCAAAAGCATTACAGGTTTTAGGAGGATAAGATGGCAACGAATTTTAAATTCACCAAAGGCGAAACTAAACACGAAATGGATAAACATTTTGTGGTTAAAAAGGAATGGCAAAAAGAGCGTGAGCACGTTATGCGGATTGAAAAAGAATTAAAAAAGCATGAAAAAACGGATATTTCACACGCACACCCTAGCCATTCGCATGATGCGGGGATGAAACAACCAAGCGCACCATTGCCCAATATGCGTAAGGGCTAACGATTTAAATACAGATCGGTTAGTGGCACGCCTTTGGGCCATTGGTTAGTAATTTGTAGATAGTGTATGGTTTGAATGTGCGCTAGATACCACGCGTGCATTCTTTCCGCCTTTGTCATAAGATGGCCGCTATCAATTTCTTGATGGCAAGGTTGGCAAAGCGCGGCAACATAATTATCGGATGCCTTAATCCCGCGGCCCTTGCCGCCGTGCCAATTAGAATGCGCGGCCTGAGATTCGTGGTGACCACACCGTTGACAAGACATCGCCGCCACTACTTTTAATAAGGATTTGTTGCGAATGTAATTCATCTTTGGATATGATTTCACGGGTGCTATATCGGTGCCCGCCTTTGCATTCATATCGCCGCCGCTTGGATTCATCATCATTGGTGCGTGTTTCTAGTATTTTTCCGATTAATCCACAGGTGGGGCATTTCATTCGTGTGACCTTATCCCAAGGCGCTCGGATGCCTCCCTTGTGCGCCAAATATCAATCGATAGCCTCGATGCCTCTAGCTGATATTTTAGCGTCTCCTCCGTCAACACCGCGTTTTCCAAGTCTTCAATTAATCCCAAATATTCCGGATCACATAGCGCCTCCCTTTCCTGCGCCGCTATTTGCGTGAATTCACCGGCAACGGATCGCATACAAATGGCTTTGGCACTTTTTAACTTTAATTCGCACCCAATCCGAATGGATTTGGCCTTTGCATACGCCGTTGCGTTGTCATAGATAAACTGTGCGTGTCTTTCAGGTGTCATTCGATAATTCCTCTATCACCGCCCAAGTGGCGATCAAAATCATTAATAACGCAATTGATCCTAGAAAAAGCATAAGAATAATCAGTAAAGTATTCATTCCGTCTCCCTTATCAACACCTCTATGTGCGGATCGCCATATCGCTTAGCCACAAACAAATTAACGATTTGGCTATCAGATACAAAAATCACACCATTGCAAGCATCTAACGCGCTTTTGGCCACGTTATCGATATCCGGCTTTTTAATTGGCTTTTCCAAGCCGTTTAAACACGATTCCTTGCGTTTTTTAGAATAGCTTGATGGGATGGCCAAGGATATGTAAACAAACGCGTCTAACGCCGTTGTAAGCGGCATTGATGCGCCCATTGATTTTTGTGCCGCCAATCGAATTATGCTTTCATAGGATAGCGTTTTAGCATCGGTGTATGCCCTAACAAATCCGCCTTGGCGTGTAAAGCGTGGGCGGCCCTTTCCGTGCGGTTGGCCATCAACCCGAAATGTCACATGAAACATTTAATTCATCCATTCTTTGTTTAATTGCTATTCCCAATCCCTTAAACATTCCGGTTGGATCGTTTTCCAACTCTTTCACGCGTTGCCTAACGTAATCAATCCAACCGGGCTTAAGTGCTAAACGCGCGTAATGTTCAACCGGATCAAGCATTGTTTTTGATCATTTTAAATTTTGCTTTCACATCATCGGGCATGGCCACGGCGTTTTTAGCATCGTTTTCTAACTTAATCAGGATTGGATCGCGCCCAATCGTGCTAGGCACCGTTTGGTGAATAACATCAACTTTTGGCAAAACCCATTCGGCTTTGAATGTTGACCAACCACGCTCACAACAAATCTTGATCACCTCATCTATGGTCAAGTTGGCTTTGGCCGCCTCCGCCTGAATTGATGCGATCAATGTTTCGGTTAGTGTTTTGTTTTTGGCTTTTAAAACTTTTTCAAAATCCGTATATATATGGTTATTGGTTACTGGTTCTTGGTTATTGGTTGCTATTGGGGTGGCATTGGGGGGGCTATGGGGTGGCCATAGGGGGGCTATGGGGGGGCTATTCCAACGTTTAGCCGCACCACGTTTACCGGCGTTACTTAACTCACGATATTTTGCAATTTCCTCATCCGCCCGCGGGTGAATATATCCATCGGGTGTATCGTGAAAAAATTCATTTAAAACGGAAAGAACATCTTGTTCGTATTCAAGCATTCCAATTTGCCTAGCAATATTTCTTTGCTTAATCGGCGCTTCATGTAAATAGTAATGATCAAGCAAACGCCGAAAAGCTATATCTTCAATGATCGTTAAATGATGGGTGTGGGATTTGTAATCCCCAATATGGAAATTGTAATAGTGCATATAACCTTACGTTTTTCGGTTTGCGTTAAAAAGAAAACATCGGCAGGACGGTAACGAATCGTCTTTTCGGGAGCTACCCTAGCCGCGTTTCAAATCATTATATCAACTAAACAAAAACCATTCCGGATGTAAAAGTTGTAATTGCCACACACGGGCCATAGGGATTTCAACCCATTGGCTAACCGCGCCCCTAGTTATTCCAAGGATACGCGCCAATTCCGCCTTTGATCCGGCACATTCGATTGCTTTGTTTAATGTCATAAGCCATATTATAGTTTAGTTAAATATACAAATCAACTATTGCATGGATGTTTAGTAGGCTATACAATACACCACAATCCACATATCGTGGTCTTTTTAAGGAAATCAAAATGGATTTATATGGTGTTGATTTATTCGGCGATGTTGTTAAGCCTAATGCGGAAAGCGTTATTAACCAACGTTTTATATTGCCGCCATTCACAATATTAAATGCCCAATCGGGCGAATGGCAAGAAAGAAAAAGGGCGTGGATTGCGTTGGGGATTAAATCGGAGGTGGGGCGGGGGGAAAACCTAATGGAATCTAGCGAAAGCACCATTTGGTATCACAACCGGAAAAAATACGCGCACACATTTAATACAACGGATTGGATCAAAAAGAATGATCTAAGCGGCGGTGCCCAAGGGCTTGGGGCAACATCGGTGTTTGATCCGGTGCTATCGGAATTGGCCTACAAATGGTTTTGCCCTTTGGGCGGCTTAGTGGTTGATCCCTTTGCCGGTGGATCGGTGCGGGGGATTGTGGCGGGTGCTATGGGGCGGAATTATTGGGGGTGTGATTTAAGGCAAGAACAAATTGATGCCAATATCATCCAAGCCAACGATATTAATACAAAAATTAAGCCCCAATGGGTTTGTGGCGATAGCATGGAAACGAAATTGCCGGATGCGGATTTCATCTTTAGTTGCCCGCCTTATGGCGATTTGGAGGTGTATTCGGATCACCCACAAGATTTATCAAACATGGATTTCCACGCCTTTCTAGCGGCTTATAGGCGGATTATTTGGCGATCCGTTAGGGCGCTAAAGGATGATTCGTTTGCGTGCTTTGTGGTGGGCGATTTCCGCGATAAAAAGGGCTTTTATAGAAACTTTGTTAGCGAAACAATTAATGCCTTTGAAATATGCGGGGCACGGCTATATAACGAGGCGATACTAGCGACATCGGTTGGATCGGCCGCCATGCGCGTGACAAAGCAATTTGAAATAGGCCGAAAGATGGCCAAAGTGCATCAAAACGTTTTGGTGTTTTGCAAGGGCGATTGGCGCAAGGCAACACAAAAAATCAACGATAGTGAAAAAAACAACAATATTTAATTTATTTTAAAAAATTAGGGTTTGTCCTATGTTTAGATGTTTAGATGGCTATACAATAACAATCATGCCGCAACACATCGTAAGCGGTCTTTTAAGAAAGTAGCAAGATGAAAAAATCATACATTTTAGAAACACAAGACACATTGCAACATTTTGAATACGCAACTGTGCAAGATGCTTTAGATAGCGCCCGTGAATTATTAAAAGGCAATCGCCCTTTTATTATGTTTACATCTAAAGAAAATAAAACACCGGTTTCTTGGAAATACGATGCGCCTTTGAATGTTGAATTCTTAGGTGCCGCGCCCGCACGCAATGGCCAAGATTATTAATGACAAAAGAACAAGCCAACCTAATCCTAGATCAAGTGCGGGTTGGCATTCAATATCCCGCACACATCATCAACCAAGCACTAACAATCACAGGTGATTTAAATGGAAAGATACCACAGAACAACGAAAGACGCATTTCCGAATACTATGGAATATGGGGCTTGCATAGAGAAACCGATTCGCAAGATGTTTACGAAACTTGAATTGTTTGCATACGCAATTGCAATTGTTGTCATTATGTTAGATATGTTTGTGTGGAGGCCATGAAATGAATAGATTTGAAAACATTGTTAAAAATTGCGATGACGCAATGGCCCAATACCAATTCAAAAGCAATTACGCATTTGAAAGCGGATATTACAAATTACAAGTTGAATCACTTTGCAAGGAAATTGAATTTTTGCAACAGGAATTGGAATCAACGATTGAGCAAATCAAAGAAATAACAAAGGATTTCGCATGAAAAACATTTCAACAGCATTGGTTAAAGCACAAAAGGCATTTAACCCCGCGCTAAAGCAATCCATCAACCCACACTTTAAATCACGCTATGTTGATTTGGCGGGGTGTGTGGAGGCGGTGATTGATGCGCTAAACGATAACGGAATATTCTTATTACAAAAAACCTACGAATGTGCGGATGGCGTGATTGTGGAAACAATCTTTATCCACGAAAGCGGCGAAAGATTGGAATGCGGTATGTTGCATTTCCCCGCCGTTAAGGCCGATCCACAGGGCTACGCATCGGCATTAACCTATGCGCGGCGCTATTCGCTTATGGCCGCGTGCGGGATTGCACCGGAAGATGATGACGGAAACCACGCATCCAAGAAAGTGGAAACAAAGATTGTTAGCCACGTTAATGTTAAAGAATTGGATAAGCTAATCGAAAAGATGCGCCACGCGGAAAATCAGGAACAATTAGTGGCATCGTATCGAATAGCATTTCAGGCGTGCCAAAGCGAAAAAGCACACCAAGATCGCGTGATTGCCGTTAAAGACGAAATGAAAGAAAAGGTGCCCGCATGATGAATAGTGATTACGCCGCGGAAAGCGATTATTGGCGCGAACAAGATGCAATCGAAAACGCGTATCGAAACGAATTGCTAAAGCACCCACATTGCCTTGATCCGGATCACCCCGGATGCGAAAAATGCGAGGTTAACGATGATTGATGAAAGAATCCAAATCATGTTGTATCACGAAAGCCAATTTAGTGATGAATTCTTTAGTTGGTTTCCGAACAACGAACACATTTACGATGCTTTTCAACACGAAACAATGAAAATCATTCGCAAAGGCTATAAGCACTATTCGGGGCGCACGATCTTGGAGGTGTTAAGGCACCATTCGGCACTTAGCGAAAATGGGATTTGGAAATTGAACAACAACCACACGCCTTATCTTTGCCGATTGTTTGCCTTGATGAATCCTAGATATGCGGATATTTTTGAATACCGCACCGTTAAAAAACCCAAATTAAGATTGGCCGAATGATGAAAAAAGTTAAACAAAAAACAAAAGAACAATTGCACGAAGAAATTATGCAATTATTTGTGGGGCAAGAAATGTCAACCACGTTGGCGGCATTGATTGAAACAATGGTTGGTGTGTCAAATTTCATGGAAATTGAAAGATACGATGTGATCGATATGGTTGTTGCCGAATTAAACATTTATAGGGATATGGAAAATGAAAACATTGTTTGATGATCAAATTAGAAAAACGGATAGGATATTAAAAAACCTAAATGTGCAATATCTAATCATCACACCCGATGGCCATAGATTTGGAAACATTGAATCGATCCCCCAAAAGAAAAGATCATTCAAATACAAATGGGGCGAATTGAAAACCTACATATCGCCTTATTTAAACGAATTGTTAACGGGCATTGAAATATGTGTGCCCTATAACAATTACGATAAAGACCGGCTATCGGGCGCTATTTGCGGATACGCATCGGATAATTGGGGCGTTGGATCGTATACATACAAGTGCAAGAAAGATGGAATTCACATAATGAGGTTACTATGATGGAACAAAGATCGGATGAATGGTTTGCCGCACGCCTTGGAAAAGTAACCGCAAGCCGCGTGGCGGATGTGATTGCAAAGACAAAAACCGGCCCAAGCGCAAGCCGCGAAAACTATTCAACACAATTGGTGTTGGAAAGGCTAACCAACAAACAAGCGGAAAGCTACACCAATGCCGCGATGCAATGGGGCACGGAAACGGAACCAATGGCGCGGCAAGCCTATGAATTGAAACGTGGGCTATTTGTTAACGAAACCGGCTTTGTGGATCACCCAACAATAGAAATGTCAGGCGCAAGCCCCGATGGATTGGTGGGCATGGATGGGTTGATCGAGGTGAAATGCCCCAATAGCGCCACACACATGGAAACCATGCTAACGCAAAAGGTGCCGGCTAAATACATTCCACAAATGATGTGGCAAATGGCTTGCACCGGCCGCAATTGGTGTGATTTTGTTAGCTATGATCCGCGGTTTCCGGAAAATCTACAAATATTTATTGAAAGGGTTGAATACGATCCAACGTATGTGCGGATGTTGGAATTAGAAATTACACAGTTTTTGGATGAAGTTACGAAAAAAGTTGAAATATTAAGGAAATTCAAATGAGCAAGGTATTAAAGGAAATCAAAGTTATAAGCGGAACCTATACCAACAAGGATGGCCAACAGAAAAACCGCTATCAAAAGATTGGATCGGTGATTGATACTAAAAACGGCGCAATGTTAAAAATCGATTGCGTGCCGGTTGGCGGTTGGGATGGATGGGCCTACATGAATGACCCCATAGAAACGCCTTACGCGGCCCCACAAGGCGGCCGGCCAATGGGGCGTGGGGTAAGTGCTATGGATGACGATGTGCCGTTTTGATCATGGAAAAAACGCCGGAAAATGAGGAATTTGAGCGTATGCTTGCAAAGATTGATTTACAACTTACGCCATCTAAAGACAGCCAATTGGTTTCATTGCGCCGATGGGAAATTGACGAAATGATCCGATTGGCGGTTTTGGCAGAGCGTGAGGAATGTGCAAAATTATGTGAAGAATATTTTGAACGTGTAATGGCTAGTCGAATCCGAGCAAGGGGACAAGAATGAAAACCAATTATCCATCTTATTGTTGCCAAAAATGTGGTGAATTGATTGGCTGGATTGGTCGTGTTATGCCGTTTCATAAATGCAAGGAGAAAAAACATGAATCCATTACCAACATATAAAGAAAATGGTGAGTTAGACACTAGGTTAAGAATAGACCCTGTAACTGGGGATGTAGGCATAGGAACGGCTAAAGGAGTTGTTACCTTTTACAAACCTCCTGACCCAGTTGGTTATTGGTGTTTGTATGGTGGTGGGCCTACAACAAAATTTGCAATGTTTCAAAAACCAACGGATAAACAAATCAAAAACACAACTGAATTGTTGGGATGGATTTGGGAGGATGCGAAATGACTAAAGA